ATGATTTTAACTCTACAATGTCTTTTTCAAGACAAGCAAGTAGAGAATCAGTATCAATAATAGTATCGTAGTAGCCTAGCTCTTTAAATTGTTTGGGTCCATCATACGATATATTATTAGATTGTTGTAATAATGCAAAACCAACTAAAGCCGATTTAAGCTGGTTTTGAACGGTAACTGTAGGTTTAACATTATTATAAAGATTATTAATACCTAAAGAAAATAAATTTATATCTAAATCTTGTATTGCCCGTGACAACACATTGTATGTTTGAGGTATGTCATTACTACTTGGCTTATAACCTTCATCATCAAAACAAACGGCGGGATCAGGAAGTTCCACACCGTGGTTTGTAATATAGTCCATTAGGTCATTTTAACTCTACCACCAACTCTCATAGCTACCTTTGCAAATCTTTCATTTTCTTGTTTTTTTGCATCAGTATGGTGGAGTTCATTGTAAAGTTGTTGAGTAGCTGCTGTTAAAGTTTCGTAGTCATCAGCTTCTAATATAGCTTTCATATATTTATCACTACCCGGCTTTTCGAATGTATCAGCTAAAAATAAAACTGTTTGATCATCTTCAGATAGCTCACGAGCATCTTTAGCTTTCTCTATAGAATCAGGTATATCTTCTATGCCAACTCTATCAGCTATATTTTTATATCGTTGTTTAGCTGTTACAAGTGATGGTTTTGTATATTGAAATAATCCTGCGGCTGTGCTTTTTGGATTTTTAGCTTGTGGATTTTTATCACTTTCCATCTCAGCTACAATTTCTGTAAACACATCTAAGTTAGCTTTTGCTTTGTCTCTGTCTTGTATTTGAAGTCTGTTGAGAGCTTCATCAATAATAAAATTGCTTGTCATAACTTCTGGTACCTCTACTCCTTCTGTTGTTGTTCCCTCTCCTACAGTTTTAGGTATATCACCAAAAACTTCTTTTGACAACTGTTCATCACTAATCTCAGGAGCCGGTGGTTCAGTAGGGGTTGGGGTTGGCATTGTCGGAGAAGCCATATCTCTTGGCTTATCCATAGGCGGTGCAACGTCAGCCATAGGGCCTCCTCCGCCTACTGCATCAGCAGCTAACATCATAGCTTGAGCTGCTTGCATTCCTGGATCAGCTGTAGGAACAGCAGGTCCTCCCGGTGCTAAATTAACAGGAGGTTGTTTTGTATTTTGTTGTCCTACTAATTTAAGTAAATCCATAACAACTTTAGATGTTAACTGATCGTTATTCTTCTTCTTAGCATCTTCTATTTTAGCTGCTTCAACCATAGCATCAATATCAACTTCTTTAGATTTAAGATCAAGTTCTCTGTCTTTAAAGTTTAATTCAGCTGCTGTCTTCTGAGCATCTATTCCTTTTTGAACTTTTTCTAATTCAAGTTGTTGTTTTTGTAAGTTAAGATTTTGTTGTTCAATACTATCCAGACCACCTTGTGCTTTTAGTTTGTTAGCTTCAAGAATTTGTTTGGCTGATTCAGACATAATCATGCCCATTGTAGCTCCTTGGTCTACCTGACCTTCTTGAGCTTTCATAAGCCCACCCATTTGTTCTTGGAATCTTAGGACCATGTGTTCTCTAATGTTAGCTAATAAAACTGGAGTTACTTGTTTCATTACTGGATTAGCTCCATTGAGAGGATCTTGTACGTAAGCTGACTTTACCTGTATGTGAGCATCATGATCCTGACCCGGAAAAGCTTTTATTGGTTTACCTTGTGTAGCCATCATAATATCAGCTATTGGATCTTGTGGCTGAGCTGGTGGTTTTTCAATAATAAATTTATCAGGGTTGTCTACATTAGCTGATGTTAATACAGCTTTATATACTTCTTTCATATTAAACGTGCCCGGAGTCGCCTGAGATGCCATTTGGAAAATTAATTGTGACTGAGCTAACCTGTGAGCACTTGATGGTATGTTTGGATCGGATACCGGAAGAATATCTATTCGTCCATCAAAATCTTGTTTTTTAATTTGTGCTTGACCTCCGACCACATCATATGGATAATCAGGAGGTAAAAACTCAAAATTAATACGAGCTAATATTTTAAACTCGTCTCGTTGAGACTTGTGAAGTCGTTTGTGAATTGCTGAAAAAATCTTACCTGATGCTTCTAATAATGCTAATGTCGTGCCAACCGGACCATAGTTCGTTGCATCAGACACAACCTGTTCTGTCGTGTCAGCAAACTTCTGACCAGCTGTTGCTAAGAATCCAAGCATTTGAAACAGAACTTGTGATGGTTCTTTATAAGGTAAAGGAACTATCGACTTGTTTAGATCTATACCTGTTGATTCAACATCCCGAAATTCTCCGGGCATTATTGGTGAGTTATCTCCTACTACACGAACCCCTCTAGCTTTAAATCCTCCCGGTAAGTTTGCAAACTGTCCAGCATCAACCAAAGCTCTCATTGCCGCCGTAGCTGACATTGTAAGATTACCAAGAAAGTGTATTAGCCCTAATCCATAAAAACCAAAACCCGGTACAAATTTGTAACTAACAAAGTGTTCACGTTTTATATAACGAGGATCACCATCGTTCCAGTTACGACGTATGCTTAAAATTTGTTTGCTGCTTTTGTCTACGGTTACGATGTATGGCCAAGCTTCACCACCCGGACTATTAAACGGTTCGGGTAAGTTTAGGTATAAGTGCTGTTCAAGTAAAACATGTGTTGTGTCGTATGGTTGTTCATCATAAGCTGATAGTCCCATAACCTGCTCAGCTTTAGCTGTAATCATGCCTCTTTCTTCTTGTTCAGGCTCACCAACTTCAACATCTCTATACATCCCCGCATTCATATCTTTCTTTAAATCGTTTGATGATCTGTAAATAACGTGAGTATATCTATCAGCTCTACGAAGATCCGGCACTAGATTTGATACGTGAAACTGGTCAATAGGAATAAACTCTGATATAGGTCGTCCTAATGCTTCATCATAATAAACTTTTTTAATAGCTGTACCAATTAATGGTAAATGGAATAACAATCTTTCTGTTTCATCAAAATACTCTGGCATTTCTTCTGTAAGCTGATAATTCATGTAGTCTTTTACACGTTGAGCTTGTTGTTCTTTTGCAGGAGTTGAATTACCGAGTATCTGTGTTTTTACTGGGCCTTTACTTGGAAATAATTCTTGGGCAGCTTTTGATTGAAACTTTACAGCATTCTCAATAATTAACGGATGTGTTGCTGTGCAAGCACCATCAAATGGTTCTGTTGTTTCCTGTAGTTTTAATCCTAATAGGTCAAACCCACGTTCAAATGTTTGTTCCCACTCCTGTCTTGATTCTTCATCAGCCTTAAAATTATCAAGAACTGTTGTTGATAAATCAGTTAACGTATCCTCGTCCATATATTCAGCAAGGTTCCCATAAAAATCTTTTATAGAAGCTAAAACTGTACCTGCATTTTCGTTTAGATCAACGGATACTTCTCCTGTAGCCGGATCAACATCAACAGCTACATCTTCTTCTTGTTCGGGATCTACGTTAACATCAACACCGGGAAGGCCTTGAGTCATTTCTTTTACGTCGGTGATTACTTTTTTATTTTTTTTAAAGGGATTTTTTTCTACTGCCATTATTACTCTCTAAATGTTATCTATATTCCAGTACGTTGCTTTATTCTTTTTATAAATATTCTCGTCCTCACTATTATAGTTCGGATCGTATGGATGTTGCAAGTGCCATGATTCTTTAAGATATAACACAGCCATGACCATAGAGTCAACCTGATCATCATGAGCTGCATTAGGAAAAGATACAGCTTCATCAAACATAGTCTGTGCCCATACTTTATTCGGTAGCCATACTCTACCAGCTTCAAGTAAAGGAGATGCAGCATAAGCTCTTGTTACTTTATCTCTATCTGGTGTGTATTCAAGTATGGGTAAACCAGCTCGACGTAAATCTTGTATTAACGATTGTCCACTGGCTTTTTTCTCAATTACAATTAAATCTGGCTGATGTTCTTCAAAACTATCTTGAGCTGTACTTCTTAACTCTGGATATTCTAATCTATCTCTAATGTTGCCTAATAAAATTAAATGACCAACATTATGTTCTTTTCCTGTACTATCTTTTTCTAGCTGTGTAAAAATACCCCACGTTTGTATTACACTATAGTCAGCTGTTGTTCGTGTTGAAAAAGCTGTATCCATAGTTTGTATAATAAAATCACAGTGTGGTGGTTCTTCTTCTTTCCAAATGTTAAACCAGCTCTTTTTAAATATGCCGCCTTCATCTGGCACAGGATTTTGCATGTACAACGATTCCCAGTATCGTGAGCCGTTGTGTCGTCGTATCTCCATTTCATCATTCTTTAAAACTTCTTTTGGTTTCCATTCCGGAAAATATGATTCACCTACTGGTATGTTTAGTAATCGGCTACTACTCTCATCGACCCAAGCTGGTATTCGTAAAACATCCCACGGTATAGTTGAAGCCCCGTCTCCTTTAGCATCACTCTCACAAGCTAATAACCATCCACAAATATCATCTTCGTGGTATCGTGTATTAATAATAACAATAGAACCGTTCGGCATAAGTCTGGTTCGTAAACCAGCTGGATACCATTCTTTTATATATCGTCTACCCGTTTCACTAAAGGCATCTTCTTCTGACATTACATCATCAAGTAAAGCTATGTGTGCACCACGACCAGCAATCTGTGTTCGTACACCAGCAGCTACATATACACCATTCTGGTTTGTCTGCCACTTTCCGGCAGCTCGTACATCCGATCGTAGCTTCACTCCTCTAAATACATTTTGATATAAACCCGAACCTACCAGATCCCTGACGGAACGTCCGAAATCTGAGGCTAACGTATCAGAGTGAGATACTGATAATATTTCATGTTGAGGATGTCTGCCTAGGTACCAGGCCGGAAATAATTTTGAGCAAATAACGGATTTAGAACTACGAGGCGGTAAGAATACCATAAGACGTTTGAGTTCTCCTTCTTCAACCTTTTGTAGTTTCTCACTGATAACTTCAATATGTCTACCCATCTTGAAATCAGCTACTAACTTTGGAGCAAATGTTTTTACAAAAGCTAAAAAGTTATCTTTGCTTTTTACAAGAGATTGTACGGCTAGTTTCTGAAGAAGTTTTTTCTTAGTCGTCTCGTCAGAAGCTAACTCACTTATCGGTATCTTCGGATTTTCCACCTTTTACAATCTTTAGTCCTACAACATCCGCCAGACGTTCTATGTCTTTGTCGGTATCGTTCGTTAATAATTCTGATGTTGTAATATTCTGTTCAATTTTAGAAACATCAACAAACATACCTAAATGTTTCCCAATATTTTCTAAAGCTCTGTTTGCATTCGTATGATCTCCTTCAGTTATTGAGTTCTGATATACTTCATGCATCTTTTCCAAGACTTTTTCTTTTGTCCAGCTAATACGTTTCAAAGCTTGTTCTTGATATTCCTCAATACGAGCCTGTACTTTTTTATTGTTAAGTAGCTGGCGGGCACGTCGACGGGTTAGTCCGTTGGTGTCATCTTCTTTATACCCAGCAACCTTGTAGGCATTGAGTTCATCACCGGTAGCTGCGTATTCCATACAGAATTTTTCCTGCATTGGGGTCATACCTCGGGGTAATGTGGACTTAGCAAACATTTTGTGCTTAGCTGGTCGTTCTAACATCTCTTCTTT